ACGGTACAGGTGGCACGCTCGGTTACACTGATGCCGATGCTGTGCAAAACGGAGCAACTGGGGTAACCATAAATGTATCTGAAACTGCCAGCACAATTTCTTTTGGTTACACCAGCACATCAACAGGTGTTACAGGAACCCTTTATTACTCCATCAGTTACTTCCAAGTTTGATGTGGCCCGCTACCTTTGAACAACGTCTGCATGCGTGGGGCGTTCTTCGTCAATGTGTTCAACATGCATCCTTAGATCAAGCCGTTGTCGAAATCAATGCTTGGTGGTTCAGAGCACCTTGGCGAGCCTATCATCTGCACTGGGACGATCAAGCAAAATGGCCCGATCCCTGGGAACTTTTGAGCGACAATATCTATTGTGATCTTGCTCGTGGGCTGGGAATGCTGTATACTATAACTCTGCTGGATCGACTAGATCTGCAGGATTCAGTATTGGCTGAATCGGATCAAGGTAATTTAGTCCTGGTCCAGGATAGGAAATATATATTGAATTGGGACTCACAACAGGTGTTAAATATCAATCCAGGGCTGATCAAGCCCCTGCACAGCGTGACGCAACAACAAATAAAACTACAACTCGGACAACAATGAAGCAAATAACAGTACAAAAACGTGATGGAACTCGCGAGCCATTGGCATTGGAAAAATGGCAGGCACAAATTGCAAAAGTTTGCGCAGGCATAGCAGATGTAAGCCAATCAATGATTGAAATCAAAGCCCAACTTCACTTTTATGATGGAATCACAACCACAGAAATTGACGGTATCACTCTAAGGGCCATAGTGGACTTGATTGACGTAGAATCAAATCCTGATGTTGGGCACACCAATTATCAATATGTAGCAGGTAAACAACGTTTGAGTATGTTGCGTAAAGATGTGTATGGCTCCTACGATCCTCCACACTTGTACGACATTGTAAAGAAAAACGTAGCCACGGGTTTGTACACTCCTGAACTGTTGGAGTGGTATAGTGAAGAAGACTGGAATCGCATGAATGACATGATTGATCATGTGAAAGACGAACAGTATTCCTATGCCGCAGTGGAACAACTAATTGAAAAGTATCTTGTGCGTAATCGCTCCACCAAGGAAATTTATGAAACACCACAAGTCAGATACATGGTCGCCGCCGCCACAGTGTTCCACAGCGAAGAACCAAACACAGCAAGAATGCGATACATCAAAGAATACTATAATGCCGCAAGCGATGGTCTGTTTACTCTTGCTACTCCTGTGCTTGCCGGTCTTGGTACTCCTACAAAGCAGTTTTCAAGTTGTGTGCTTATTCGCAGTGATGATGACCTGGATAGTATTTTCGCATCAGGTGAGATGATGGCCAAATATGCGTCAAAACGTGCAGGCATTGGCCTGGAGATTGGCAGACTACGTCCCTTAGGTTCACCCATACGTGGTGGCGAGATCATGCACACAGGCATGATTCCTTTTTTAAAGAAGTGGTTTGGTGATTTACGTTCATGTTCACAAGGTGGTATTCGTAATGCAAGTGCAACTGTTTTTTATCCCATATGGCATCATCAGTTCGATGACCTTATTGTTCTCAAGAACAATCAAGGAACCGAAGAAACAAGAGTTCGACATATGGACTACGGGGTGGTTCTGTCTGCTTTCTTTTGGCGTCGTTTCAAGAACAAAGAGAATATCACTTTCTTTGACCCCAATGAGGTACCCGATCTCTATGAAGCATTCTACTCTAACACTGAACGCTTTGAAAAACTTTATACGGAATACGAAAAGCGTAAAGACCTGCGTACCAAAGTAATGAGTGCTGAAGAAGTGTTCAAGTCAGGCATACTCAAAGAGCGCACTGACACAGGACGCATCTATCTTGTGTTTATTGACAACGTTCAGAATCAAGGACCGTTTGATACTGAATACCATACCATTTATCAGAGTAACCTTTGCTGTGAAATTCTCTTACCTACCAAACCGTTTAAAAGACTGGATGATGCAACAGGTCGCATTGCACTATGCACCTTGGGATCCATCAACTGGGGTGCGTTCCGTAATCCTGAAGACATGCGTCGTGCTTGCAGAATTTTGCAACGCAGTCTATGTAACATACTCGACTACCAAGACTTCCTATCGATCCAGAGTCAACTCTCGAATGACGAAATTCAGCCGCTTGGTATCGGCATTACTAACCTTGCTTACTGGCATGCCAAGCGCGGACTCTCGTATGGTGATAAAGATGCTCTTGGAGAGGTCAAATCTTGGATGGAACACCAAGCCTACTACCTTACAGAGGCTACGGTTGAACTGGCAAAGGAACGCGGCCGTTGCAAAGATAGTGACCGGACCTGGTACGGTAAAGGTGTCTTTCCTTGGGAGAGACGTAGCGCCGGGGTCAATGAACTCACGGACTTTACACCTGAACTGAACTGGGAGGGCCTACGTGCGGAGATGCGCAGTTATGGTGTACGCAATGCCACACTGATGGCCATTGCTCCGGTAGAGTCAAGTTCGGTGGTAATTAACTCAACCAATGGCATTGAAATGCCCATGAGTCTGATCTCAGTAAAAGAAAGCAAAGCAGGCAGCCTGACACAAGTTGTGCCTGAGTACCAAAAGTTAAAAAACCGGTATCAAATGATGTGGGCACAAAAAGACTGTGCAGGATATTTAAAAACTGCGGCTGTGTTGGCGGCCTATGTTGATCAAAGCATCAGCACAAACACATTCTACAATCCAGCACACTTCCCTGACCGCAAAGTACCAACCACTTTGATTGCCAAAAACTTGATGCAGGCACATTATTGGGGATTGAAGACATTCTACTACAGCCTGATCAACAAAGCAGGTAGTAAACAAACTGCTGAAGCCGCACCACTTGAAGTTATTGACTTTGACCTTGAGGGCGAGGATTGTGAAGCATGCAAACTTTAAGGGAAATTGAATGAAAAAATTGTCATGGTATACTACCGGTAAATCAAAATTTACTGTGGAATATACCTATGAAATGGATGGCGGCGGCACTACTTTTGGAACTGATTATTCTGAGGTATTAAAAAATCGCTACCCAGGAAAAGTGTTCAAAACAGCATATGAATGGTGTTCTGGTCCAGCATTTATTGGATTTGATTTACTAGATCATGGATTATGTCAATCGTTAACGTGTAGTGATATTTATTATCCTGCGATTGCTTGTGTTCGCAATACTGCTCATCAAAATCAACTTTTTAATGTGGAAGCATTGTTGTTAGAAGATTTATCATTGATGCCATCTGACAGAAAATTTGATTTGGTGATTGGAAATCCGCCTCATTTTTCTAAATCAATTCATGATGAATGGCACAGAAATAGAATTATACTAGATAAAGATTGGTCCATACATCAAAACTTTTTTGATAATATTGCATCCCATCTCACTGACAATGGTATAATTTTATTACAAGAAAATTTGGCTGGATCGCGTCCTGACACCTTTAAAAATATGATAGAAGGTGCAGGACTTAAAATAAATGATTGGTTTTTAAGTAACAACTTTTTCGATTCACCACGATCGAATTTTATTTACTACATTGAGATTGTAAAAAATAATGGTCAATATAAAAAAATTATCTAATATTACACAAAGGAAAAAAATGAAAAAACGCAATTACACACAAGAAACAGTTCGACGACTACAAGGTAGCGTACAAATTGAACACACACTAGCACGTCGTGGAGCACATAAACTACGCGAGTTGCTGGCCAATGAACCCTACGTCAATACACTGGGTGCTTACAATGGGCAAATGGCTGTGCAACATGCCAAGGCCGGCCTGCAAGCAATTTACTTGAGTGGATGGCAAGTGGCTGGTGCCAACAACACAGCCAATCAAACATACCCTGATCAAAGTTTATATCCAGTTGACTCAGTGCCAAAAGTTGTTCGAGGTATCAACAATGCTTTCCGTCGTGCTGATCAAATCCAAACACTAGAGGCATACGAAGCAACAGCCGCAATTCCAGCAGACACTACGGATTACTTCCTTCCAATTGTAGCAGATGCTGAAGCGGGTTTTGGTGGTGCGTTAAACGCATATGAACTAATGATGGCTATGATTGAAGCAGGTGCCGCAGGCGTACACTTTGAGGATCAATTGAGTTCAGAAAAGAAATGCGGACACTTGGGTGGTAAGGTATTGATTCCAACAGGGCAAATGATTCGCACACTCAATGCCGCACGACTGGCTGCAGATGTGGCAGACGTAGACACAGTTATCATGGCACGAACAGACGCAGAGTCAGCCACACTGATCACCAGTGACCATGATCCATTAGACCGGGACTTTATTATCAATGAGCGCACTGAAGAAGGCTTTTACAAATTTAAAAATGGTCTTGATGCATGTATTAGCCGAGGTCTTGCTTATGCCCCTTACGCTGATCTCTTATGGTTTGAAACTAGCACACCTGATATCGCACAGGCTAAGAAATTCGCAGATGCTATCCATGCTCAGTTTCCGGACCAAATGCTTGCTTATAACTGTAGCCCTAGTTTTAATTGGCGTAAGTTTTTAAGTGAAGACGAGTGTGAAACATTCCAACGTGAATTGGGCGAACTGGGGTTCCGATTCCAGTTCATAACACTTGCTGGTTTTCATTCAGTTAACTTGGCCACCTTTGAATTGGCTGAAGCCTACAAGCAACGTGGCATGGCTGGCTATGCAGAAATGCAACAGCGTGAGTTTGCGGCACAAGAGCGTGGCTTTACCACAGTCAAGCACCAGCGTGAAGTTGGCGTCAGTTACTTTGATGCTGTGAGTGAAGCGGTAGGAGCCACATCAACTGTGGCCAACCGGAATTCAACCGAAGCGGATCAATTCCATTGAACAGTTTTGAACGTATATGGGCCCGGGCCACTGGGCACTTGATGGGCGAGAGTGATCATGATCGTCCGGATGTGCCTATCTTGACCTTGCGAGAGGCCCGGATAGCCTTGTTCTTCAAAACGTTTTGGGTTATAATACATGTTATAACTTGTGGCTTTATTATAGCCAACACCGTTAGACACTGGTAACAACACAATGAGCAAACAACAATACAATTTAAAAACAAAAACTGATTATCTCAATAGAAAGATGTTTCTAGATCCGGCAGGTCCTGTAACAGTACAACGATTTGAAGAAGTCAAGTACAACAAACTCGTCAAGTACGAGCAAGAAGCACGTGGATTCTTTTGGGTACCAGAAGAAATATCTTTGACCAAAGATGCACAAGACTTCAAAGATGCTAGTGACACAGTCAAGCATATCTTTACATCAAACTTGTTACGTCAAACAGCACTAGACAGTTTGCAAGGCCGCGGCCCAAGTCAAATCTTTACGCCTGTAATCTCTATTCCTGAACTAGAAGCACTAGTCTACAACTGGACATTCTTTGAAACCAACATCCACAGTCGCAGTTACAGTCACATCATTCGTAATATCTACAACGTGCCTAAGGATGTGTTCAACACCATTCATGACACACAAGAGATTGTGGACATGGCCTCGAGCGTGGGCAAATATTATGATGACTTGCATCAAATGAATTGCAAGAAGGAACTGGGGTTTGATTTGATTTCGGATGATTCTTATATCCGAGCCATTTGGTTGGCACTGAACGCAAGTTATGCACTGGAAGCATTCCGCTTCATGGTAAGTTTTGCCACAAGTTTGGCCATGGTAGAGAACAAGATCTTTATTGGCAACGGCAACATTATCTCATTGATCCTGCAGGACGAAATGTTGCACAAAGAGTGGACCGCATGGTTGATCAATCAGGTCATCAAAGAAGATCCACGCTTTGCCGCTGTCAAAGCCGAGTGCGAAACCGAAGTGTACCAAATGTACCTGGACGTGATACGTGAAGAAAAAGCCTGGGCTGACTACTTGTTCAACAAAGGTCCAGTGATTGGTCTTAATGCAAACATTCTCAAAGACTTTGTGGACTTTACAGCATTCAATGCACTCAAAGAGATTGGCATCAAGTACACACAAGATCATCCACGTTCAACACCTATACCTTGGTTCACCAAGCATGTGGACACCAGCAAAAAACAAACCGCCTTACAGGAGAACGAGTCAACTAACTATGTTATTGGTGTCCTCGACGGGGAGGTTGATTATGAGGAATTACCTGAACTATGAGAACGTTAATTAACTTAATGGAAGACCAAGGTCTCACTGACGCTTGGTTTCGTGATGGCGGCTTTGAAACATATAAAAAAGCCTCGCCAGTGATCTATGCCACGGCTGAAACTCCGGGTATGATAAACACTCTAGAAGGCCCTGTGAAGTACCAAGCCGGATACAAAATCATCACAGGTCCCAATGGCGAACAGTATCCTATTCCACCGGAAAAATTTGCTGGTTTGTATGATGACAACCGAGATGGCACAGCCACTCCTAAGAAGATTGTAAAAACAGCCAAACTGGCAGATCACAACGGTGCAGTCAAAACGTCATGGGGTGAAACCTTAAATTACACTCGTGGCAATGACTATATAGTACGTCATGGCCCTGGAGACTATGGCGTGGTCAAAAAAGACATCTTCGCTAAAACATACCACCAATAACAACTATAAGGAGAATAATATGAAAGCCATTGTATGGTCAAAGAATCAATGCCCCTATTGCGATCAAGCCAAGGCCTTGCTCAAACTAAAAGGCATTGAATATGAAGAACGCAACATCAACGACGGTTGGGACAAAGAAGATTTGCTGGCGGCTGTGCCAGGTGCACGAACAGTACCACAAATTTTTCTAGATGATGAACTTGTGGGCGGATTTACAGAATTAAAGAAAAGGTTTACAGATGCTACTTGAAATTGACAAAGGTCTTGCTGAAGGCGACGTGGTCACACTCAAACTCACATCAGGTGAGGAGATTGTGGCGCGATTAGACAAAGAGACTGACACACACTACAGATTGACCAAGCCCATGGTCATTGCTATGGGTCCAAACGGTCCTGGACTATTGCCTTACCTGTTCACAGTGAGTCCAGACAAGACCATTGGTTTGAGCAAAACAACTGTTACTGTAGCAGTGACTTCAGATAAACAGTTTGCCAGCCAATACATGACCAGCACAACCAACATCCAAATGGTTTAAAACCATCTATTTCTTGCTCCATAAATAAAGGATGGGACATCGCTTTATGATCATGCAAGATGATAAATTGTTTGAGTATACAAAGTACGAGCAAATTCCGGATAAGTTTGATCATGTGATAGAGTTCGCTCCAGAAATACCACCGGGTCCACACACTGATCAAGATCATGAAGAAATTGATCAATGGCAGGTCCGATTTGAAAGATTAATGGAAATAGAATATGCCAGCAGCCGCGAGAAAGAGTGACAAATGTGTGCCTCATTGTTCGCCTTTTACTATAGCCAAAGGTAGCAAGGATGTGTTTACTGATGGCAAGGCAGCGGCTCGGGTAGGAGATTCAGTCACAGCACACAAAAAAGGCGGAGGAGCAGCCGCGGCGGCAGGAACCGCGGCATCTTTAGGATCTAGTTTTGTACCCCAACCTTATGGCATAGCACTGTCTGTGGCTGGCAAACTACTAAAATGCAAAAGTCATACACCACAAATTGCACAGGGTTCCAGCACCGTGTACATTAATGGAAAACCTGCCGCCTACGTTGGCAGTAGTATAACAGATTGTACCAGTGTGGCTGCAGGTAGCCAAACTGTTTTTATTGGTAGATAACGTGCCTTCAATCTTGACCCCATTACAAATGATTGCAGGTGCTAGTCTCAGCAACAATCAAGGTGTGGCCATAGCAACTGATTTCTCAAATGCAATTTCTACCTATACCAGTACATCATTGTTGACTCCGTTGTTTGGTGCATTGGGAAATGTGGGCAATGCCAATCTTTCGCCAACAACGTTGAATAGTCTTGAAATCATGGCGGCCAATAGTTGTCCTGCCTTGGCAGACAGCACACCCACTGCCTATGCCAGTAACATTGGCAACGTGCTTGGTCCACGATTGCAAACGGAATTTATCAACAGTTATACCACATTCAGCGGTAATATCACAGGCAATACACTCACAGTAACAACTACACCAGCACCAAATCCCATTTATGTAGGATTGCAAATAGGTGCTGTGGGAACCAGTGCCAACACTTTTATCACGGCCGATATCAGTGGAGGCGGTGGTACAGGTGATTATACCGTCACTCCTGATCAAGATGTTCCTGACACCACAATAACCGCCAATCCATCATTTGCCAGTTATGGCAACAGTATCTTGGGATTTACTGGTGTCATTACCGACATTGGTAATACCTATCTTGGCCAAGGCAATGTCACAGTTTTTGCTCAGGTGTTTTCGTCAGCACAGAGTTACATCAATCAAAATAATGATTTTATCAATACTGCTGTCAATAGTCAAACTTATTTGGGAAGCACTTTTACTTCTATGAACAGTTTGATCAGTGGCAACTTGACCGATGTAAATTTGGCCTTGCCTTCTTTTGGCAGTGATTTGGCAAGACTTGGATTTTTGATTGATATAGGCAATCTTGGCAACTTTGGTTTGCCTAGCACAGTGTTTAGACAGTTGGCCACAGTGACCAATTTGACTCCCAGAATTACCATAGCACTCCGGCAAGTGGGATTTACTGTCACGCAAATTGAACGCATTACTGATCCTGATGCCACACTTACTGACACGGAAGAAGCCAAACTGTATCGAGCAATGCAGTTGGTCACAGGACAGGCTTTACAACAGGTTTGCGATATTTTGCAAATCACTTTGCCAGTGGCAGGTGTAAATACCTCTCAGCCACAAAACCCTGGACTGGATTCCATGGCCGACTTGTTGAATCCTGTCAAAATCTTTCCCAACAGTTTTGCCAGCCTCACTGTGAGAACCTACAATCAAAATACTGCCAGTGAGTTGAGAGCCATCTATCTAGATGCCACTGGCAATGTCAACAGTAAACTTGTGGAATATCTGCCAAGATATGTCATAACGGTGGTACCAGCATGATTACCTACGAACGTTTAAGCAAAATTATACCTGCTGATCAAGCCTTGGCCTGCAAGGCCATAAGTGTGAGTCTGCAACAGGTAAAAAATGTCAGTACACTGAGTTCGCCACAGTTGGCCGCTGCCTTTGTGGCCACGGTTACTACCAAGGACCTGGACCAAATCAATGCCTTGACCACGGCTGTGCCAGCCAATGTGGCTGCCTATTTCACCAGCACCTATGCCACAGGCACAGGTACAGGCAATACCTTGGTGCTTACGGATCTGCTTGGCGCCGCAGTGGGTGTTACCTATATAGATCAATTGACCAATGTGGTGACCACACTAAACTCGCTTGACAATGTGGGCGCTTTGGCAAACCTTACAACCATATACACCAGAATGCAAAATACTGTGAATGGTGTGTACGGCAATGCTGTATCAGGACCGGTTACTATCCCTGCAGGTTACGCCGCAGGTGTGTATGCCAATGCAGATGTGGCATTCAGCACCGGTTTAATCCCCAATGCTGTGATTGAGATTGGCAATGTGGTCACAGCCTTTCCAACTGAAACGGCATCAATGAACACAGAATTTGATACCATGGCCCAAAAGGTCTTGACCGAAAGTGACAACTTGTTGCTGGCCAGCATAAACATTGCCGAATTGACCACCAATGATCGAGGACCAGTCATGAGTTTTGTTGAAAGTCTACCTACCTACGGTTTGGACAAAGAACAAAACGGGCCTGTTTGGTTTTTAGAACAGGTGGCAGATTTAAACACGCTGGGCGGGCAGGCCATTGTGGGTTGTTTGAGAGAAGGCCAAAATCTTGTTGTACTCAACAACATAGGAATTGGTGTAGATACCAACATTCCCAGTCAGTCCAGTTCGCCCAATCCGGTTGCAAATCTTATTCCAGCCACGTATACTACAGCACAAGCAGCCAATTTAGTGGTAAAATAAACACCTTATACGTGTTTCTACTAAATATTATTCTGTGTTTTTTAAAAAAAGCACAATCTTTTTAAAAGGAAAAACTAAATGAAGAAAATCTTCGCAATCTTGGCCGTGGCCATTTCCGGTACTGCTTTTGCAGCCGATTTCGTATCTGTGGATGTTGACCATGTTCAAAGCAAACAAGGTTATCAAGACAGCACCGTTCAATATGTTCGTGCTGGCAAAGACATTGGTGGCATTCAAGCCGGTCTTCAAAGCCGCACCTCTGTATCAGCCTCAGGTGGTATGTATAACAGTTTGGAATTGACTGCCGGCAAGGCACTGGGTCCTATCACTCCATTTGTTGGGTGGGGCCATGACAATGGTGCCAATGGTGCCCGTGGTGCCGCATACAACTACGGTTTGGTTGGAGCCACCACTGGTATCAAAGCAGGCCCTGGTTTCGCACTGATTGGTGTAAAGACTCGTGTTGGTAGCACAGAGCAGACCATGACAAATCAAACAGTGGCATTCGGTACATATTCAATTCCTGTTGCAAACAAAGTCAATTTGAACATCAATGCCAGCAAGAGTTATCAAGACATCAAGGAAAATGCTTGGGGTCTTGGTCTTGGCTTTGCATTCTAAAAACTAATACTTTGGTATTACTCTAAAAAAGTAATACTCTAGTACTACAAAACCCTGCCTTGTGCAGGGTTTTTCTTTTGGTTGACCAAATATTCAAGATCGGTTATAATATAGGTATGAAGTTAGAAATCAATGAAATATTACAGTGGTCCGGAGCGGTGTTTATCATCGCAGGCCACAGTCTCAATGCCGTGGGTCCTGCGGCCTACCCTTGGAACATTCTTGCATTTTTTCTGGGCACAATTTTGTTCATGGCCTGGAGTATTCGTGTTGCAAATAAGCCACAGTTGTTGGTGAACATTGTGGCACTCAGCATTGGTGCATCAGGCCTGTACAGAGCCTTTGGTTGACCAATAATCCCCATTTTGCTATAATATGCACATACAGTTAAAAAGGAGCCAGCGATGAGAACAGCATTTGAAGGTCTTAGCACCAAAGAAATTCAGCAAGTTCGTATGTACGGTTGCACTGAAGCACAAATGCGTGAAGCAGTGGAGCAGAGCATAACATTCCGCTTTTCTGGTCCTGCTATGATGGCCGCTAGTCTTATGAGTGACGCACAAGAAATGGTCAATACCGAATACGGTGAAGTCGACTACATGCGAGCCGAAGACGCTCGCCAGACGCTGAACCGCGCCAAGTGGATTTTGTTTGAATATGTTATGAAGGAGACAGCATAATGGCTAGATTGAGCATGAGTGACCTTCACGCAGAATTGGCAGAAATGAGCACCGAAGCCTTGGAAAGGGCTTTTTGGGCTCTGAAATGCAGTCCCAGCAAGAGTGTGCGTGACGAAGCCATACAAGAGTTTATGGCACAAGAACTAGACCAGCGTGAAGCAGAGGACTGTAGTCCTTTTGCAACAATCAATAGTTGACCAAAAATTCGTTTTCGGTTATAATACAGTTTCAATCATCAACTTAGGAGATTTTATGTCTTATTCTTTCGCAGGTACTTCTGTACTCAAAGGTGCACTCAAAGTTCGTTTTGCTAACTCTGATGCTCGTGCCAAGCAATTGGCCAAACTGGGCGACACTGATGTAAACATTGTGCCACTGCCGTATGCAATGGACAAGGTTCAAGCCGTTGCATTCTTGCTGGAATCTGGCTTTGCCAAGTCTGACGCAGTTCGTACAGCACTAGAGGCTGAAGTGGCTCCTAAAACAAAAGCCAAAGCACCTCGTACTGTTCGAGTACGTGCCAAGTCAGTCAAGTCCAAAGCCAAAGTCAAGTCAACTGACGCCACAGAGGCTGAAGTGGACGCACTGTATTCAGCAGTTTATGGCAACCAGTAATGATCGTCAATGCCTTTTTTGTTTGGCTCAATTGGCGTATTGCTGATTGGTGCTTTGAAAACAACAGCCCCAGTTGGGGCTGGGCCAACATCTTCTTCAGTGCCTACAATGGTGCTGTGATTGCATATCAACTGTTTGGTTCTTTATGAAAATGTCATTTAGATTATGGTTACAGGAACGCTGGTATGCCCACTGTCTTGAAATAGAAGAATGGACTGGGCGTTTGCCAACTTACCCTATGCAAGAATATTTTACCAAGTACAAATATTGGCTCAAACGTGAATATCGTCATCAACAAGGAGAACTCTAATGGGACTAGACATGTATGCTTACACCGCCGCTCGTGCAGGTCAACAAAATGATTTTTATGAAGGCGCTGAATGGGATCCGGAACTCAAAGAAAGTGTAAATCCTGATATTGCCAAGCCACGTGAAATTGCATACTGGCGCAAGCATCCTAACCTCCACGGCTGGATGGAAGAACTGTGGATTGACCGGTTGGCCGCCGAAGGCAAGGCGCCTGAGGAAGGTACATTTGGTAGCACCTTTAACGGTGTTGAACTGGAACTCACTAGAGAGGATATAGATGCACTTGAGGCAGATATACTAAAAAAACGACTGCCCTCCACATCAGGATTTTTCTTTGGTGAGGACGCAGATGACTACTACCGAGATCAAGATCTTGAGTTTGTCAAGAAAGCCCGAGCCGAATTGTTCATGGGTTTAAAAGTGTTCTATAACAGTTCATGGTAATATAGTAAATATATGAGTGAAACAGACTTCTCCAATGAAAGGTTTGACGGTATAATGGCCGCAGGCTGGATACGCGATCTAGAAACTTCAGACAGCCGTATACACAAAGAAAAAACAATTGAAAAAGCACTGATGGCGGCCCGATTGGGCAGTGCCGATGCACAATGTTTTCTCTTTAATTGTTACCAGGCCTACAATCCTTTCTACACATTCAACATTCGTCAGGTTCCCGAAACACACAATTTATCTGGACAGGCTAACCCCTGGACAAGTTTTTGGGCCTTGTTGGAAGCCTTGCGTACAAGATCTGTCACTGGTAATAGTGCAAGAGAAGCCATTGAATCAATCAGTCAAGAGTTTGACTCGGAAGAATGGAACAACCTTGCTCGACGGGTAATGATCAAAGACCTGCGATGTGGAATTTCAGAAAAGACCTTGAACAAAATACTAGGCAAAACAGAATATAAGATTCCTGTTTTTACTTGTCAACTGGCTCAGGACTCTACAGATCAACCAAAGAAACTTACAGGCATCAAACGTCTTGAGCCCAAGTTGGATGGTGTGCGTGTGCTGGCAGTGGTTCAAGGCATGAACGTGAGTTTGTTCAGTCGCAACGGCAAAGAGTTTGTGAACTTTCCTGACATTGCTAGAGACATCCAACGTCACAGAGATGTGTTTCAACGAGGTCTTGGTTCAGGTGGCCGCTTTGTGTTGGATGGTGAAGTCACAGGAGAAAGTTTCCAGAAACTCATGAAGCAGGCACATCGCAAGAGTGATGCTCAAACTGAAGGCATGGTTTACAACATTTTTGACATCATGCCCTTGGATGACTTCCAACGTGGTCACTGGAATGCACAACAGTACAAACGATTTGAAATTTTGGAGCAAGCCTGGGGTCGCCTACAGGATACTCCTTGCAGTTTGAAAGTTGTCTCAGGGCTGGGAGTGGATTTGGATACCGCAGAAGGTCATGATATCATGCAACGTTATGCTGAAGATTGTGTGGCTGAAGGTTTTGAAGGTATTATGATCAAATCAGTAGATGCACCTTATATCTGCAAACGTTCAGACTACTGGATGAAATGGAAACCTGTTATTTCAGTTGATTTAGAAATTGTAGGGTTTGAACAAGGTACTGGTCGCAATGCAGACCGGTTGGGTGCTATAATTTGTGAAGGAGAAGACCGTGACCGTAGAATTCGTGTTAATGTTGGTAGTGGGTTTAGTGATACTCTTCGTGATGAGTATTGGGCCAGTAGGGATCAGTTACTTGGTCACTTGGTTGAAATCCAAGCGGACGCAGTCACACAAAATCAAGACGGAACCTACAGCCTCCGATTCCCCCGGTTCTTGAGATTTAGAGATTTTGACGCAGGGGAGAAAGTGTGATGACACCTTTACATGATATTGTATTAGTAGCAGTTATGATAGCACACAGTGCTTTCGGACCTGCACAACTGGAATATCAATCGGTTGAATATTATCACTCTTGGACCCGATGTCAGCAAGAACAAAAACGATTGAGTCAAAAACAAGATAAACGAACTGCATATATTTGTCTAAAAGTTGATAGGACATAAATGACAACACGATCAGCCAATGGTGTTCGCGGTCACTTGATAGACCGTTTTGATGGCACCTACTATTTTCGGGTGTATGACAATGATCATAACTTTGTAGATTATGATTTGCGCCACTGTGACCTGACTGTGGTAATCGATGATCCTGATGCATATTTTTATGAAGATGAGTTTAGTGCAACACTAGATCATAGTCCAGGAACTCTAGGGTTAAAAGATGATAGTTGAAATATTTTTATACGGTTTTATCACAGCATTTGGTTGGTGGACAGCCACACACTATGTGATTGAACCACATTTTCCGCCACCTATTGAAAAGAAAGTAGAAAAAAATGATACATCCAAATGAATGGTTACATTACATCAAGTGGCGCATTCGAAAAGCCATTGAGCGTGTGATGCAACAGCGTCGGTACACAGCACAATGAAAATTGGACTGAGTTATAGTCGGTGCGTTCGCGACATTGTGGACGGTCAAGTGGACATTGATGATGTACTAGTGCTGATCACTCGTACGGATTTTGATCCGCACAATGATGAACAATGGAAGAGCATTTGGATTGGCTACGGCGGAGGCACAGAAAATGCTTACAGTCGCGGTTTCTTTAGTCATAGCAATCCCGAATGGGCTGGCTATCATGACGAGGATCAATTCCGTAGTGTCAGCATAGAACTGTATGACACTGGTAAGATGCATCAGCCACGCAAGTTTGGTGCCAAGCCTAGCCGTCGTCCTGAAATATGGTTGGAAACTGTGCTACCAGATTCAGAGTTAGAATCTCGTCCTGCGGTAAAAGAAGCCTGGGATCAGTTCCAAACTCTAGCAGGTTTGACTAACACTAAACTAGACAAGAATTATCGATGAAAAAGATCTACTACAAAAAACGTGGTCGCAGATATGTGCCTGTGGCTGAAAACGATTACGATATTTTTAGTTCTATGACAAAAGGCTCACATCTTGTGATGTGTTATCCTGGTGGACAGGTTACCCGATATAATATTGATCCTGCCTATGCTCCCATGATTGCGGCGAGCCGTGTGGCTGAGTTTGCCATGACCAATGCTATTCGCCAAGCCAGTGAAATTAGACCAAAGACCAAAACTCTTACACAACAGCAAAAGGCGGCTTGGGAACATTTGATCAAGGTGTTTGGTGAAGATGCTAGAATCCTTGAACAGGCCAGTGCTCGTGAGATTGCTGAAGCAGGCCTAAAAGCATTACAACAGGAAGCAGACAAACTGTTAACCAATCCAGCAGTTCGATTGGCGTATGAACATTTTTTAATGGTAGCAAAACTATCTAACAAGGAGAGCGAGAGTGCCTAAAAAACCAGAAACAGTAGAATTACAAACAGTCAATCCTGAACATGAACGGTTGATGGAAACGCTACGATTCACACCTAGAACCTACAAGATTCAATTGTGGGGTTACGGTGGCGAGTACATCATGGGCACAGTGGATCGCAAGATCTACAACTACTTTAGACAGCGTAGACTGAACCTAAGCGACTTTGCCTGGGACTCAGACTACGCAGAAGAAAACAACATTCCCGAAGAAATGTGGCCATTTACTCCGGGCAGTTACTATGACTGTGATGACATCTGTCATGCACACGGTGTTGACCGCAATGCCGGTACGCTACAGATCACGGACGAACAAGATCAAATCTTTTACGAAAAGCGTCTGGAAGATATCACCGGCTACGAAGACAGTGACGGCAATCCTGAACCTGAATGGGGCGGCGGTGAAGAATACTGGATTGGTGGCCAGCCTGTGGGCACTGTGGTATTCTTTGCCGTCAGCAACGAGAAGGGTACTTTCTTTGAAGGCGAGATTCCTCTTAAGACGCCATTTGATGTTGCAAAACTTGAACTGGGCTACGATGAGATTGATGGCAACGACATTATCAACAGTGTCAAATACGACGGCGAACAGATTGACAACTATGGCGGTGACACTAATGGTAAAGGTTCGGAGTTTGGTTTCTATCTTGTGAAAGATTCCAACACCTGGCAAAAGTACTCGACCATGGATGATATTGAATATCAAATGACCGAATGGTTTCCAAAGAAAATTACCCCTGTGCGCGAAGGTAACTATATGATACGTACATCGGGCAAGAACAGTTATACACATCAAGCCAAATGGATTGGCACACACTGGATCAGTGCCTGGGCAGAACCAGCAGACTATGACAAAGCCCAAGAAATCAAGATCAAAGAGTGGCAAGGCATTGCCTATGATCCAGATGAACAGTTTTTGCGTGATGAACTTGATCAGATTTACGAACAGTTTTCGGACATTGTGTCCTAAATGTGATTGTATTGTAGAATTTACCAACCAAGGAGGAGAGTATGTTTAGCACAAGTTTAGCCAACGATACCTATCGTTCAGCAGAAGAAATCAACACAGCCATGGGGCGTGTGTATGCTCACATGAGTCTAGCAGTAGTAGTGAGCATGATTGTGAGTTACGTGGTGGGCTCCACACCCGAATTGCTACAGTTCCTTTTTACTGGAGTAATGAAATGGATTGTGATCTTTGCACCCTTGGCAGCCATATTTGCTGTTGGCATGGTACTAGGCAATAATCCAAGCAAGCCAGTAGCACAGTTATGCCTACATGGCTTTGCGGCTCTAATGGGCCTGAGTTTCTCCATGATATTTGCTGTGTTTGCTATGGGATCAATTGTGAGTGCGTTTATGGGGTCAGCCATCCTGTTTGGGGTTATGAGTGGCTATGGTTATTTTACTCGACGCAGTTTAGACAGCATGGGCAAGTTCATGTTTGTGGGATTGATCGCCATCTGCATTGCCAGTATTGTAAACATCTTTATTGGCAGCACCGTGATGCAGATGGTGATCTCCGCACTGGCTATTATTATTTTTCTAGGCCTCACTGCCTACGACACACAACAGATTCGCGAAGAACTCATGTATGAAACCAGTGATGCCGCAGAAGTACGTGGTGCGTTGACTTTGTACATGGACTTTATCAACTTGTTCTTGAACTTGTTACAACTGTTTGGCGATAGGAAGTAACAGTGAATGAACTAGAAACTGCACTGGGGTCACATGACTGGGGCATAAATGGATATGTCACCAGACCCAACGTAGATCAGTTGATAAAATCTCACCCAGATCCTGCGGCAGCCAAAGCACTATGGGAACAGCATTGTCCATGGAGCGACACTAATGGAGGATATGTAAAATGGGCAAAAAAATTCATTCAAGATATTGACACCAAGATATGGAGTTACAAATGACCACGTGGGTACTAACAACCGCTGAAAAGAAAAACGTAGTAGAAACTGAATTCTGGACCAAAGATGGCCAAACAATCAAACGCAGTACTGGCTTTAGATGGGGCAAGGTCTATTGTGAAAGCGATGAGCGACCTGACATTGACCTAGCCAATCCGGATGGACTTGAAGTATTTGCCACAGACTATGACTTTGAACTTGATAGTTTGGATGATGGTTGCTGGGCAGATGTTGAGTATCCTGAAGACATGCCGGAAGAAGAACGCGAACGCATGGATGAACTCTGGGACGAAGAGTCCTATGACGGTTGGGAAAACGAAGGCTGGACCAACAACGACACAGAAACTTGGTTTAACGGACCACTGAGTTTAGAACAAGAGTAACTTGACACTGCCACCACTTTCCTTGTATAATGTCGTTGTGCATGAGCAAGGTGATGGTGGCGATCTAATGGAGTGAGCGGGGTGATTCGATAACCCGGGCCCGACACTGCCGTGGCATGTAGATGTAATGTCCACAAGGTTGAGACACTGACCAAGATCTGGCAACAGATCAAAACCGGCTGGTACCCGGTGTATGCCCATTTGGAACTTCAGTGAAAAGGAATGAAACATGTCTATCAATATCGAAGCCTCTGATTCCACGCTTCAGTCCCTTGATTCTCTTAGACAAACGGCCTTGCCCATGTACAAATTATATTTTGAGATAGCAGACACTGAAACATGGTATGCTATCATACGAGAAGCCCGAGCACAATTTGGTACCAATTGGCGTGGTCAGGCACATGTCAAACGCAGGTTGGAACGTGCTAAAATATGGAGCACGCCAGACACAAAAGAACGTGTGTGGTTTGAAGTGCCAGATCCTGCTTTCGGTACCTGGGTGGCCATTAAACATGCTGTTCAGCAGGTACAACCACCCGGTAAATAAAGATCTATGATATTTGGTTTAGGTATCTTGGCCACTGCTTTGCTATTGAGTGTGGTGGCCGCGTATTATTCAGTAGCAGGACTCACTGCTATTTTCTCCGCGGCCACAATACCTGTGATCATCATGGGTGCCAGTTTGGAACTAGGAAAGATTGTGGCCACAGTTTGGTTGCACAATAACTGGAAACGTGCTGGCATCATATTCAAACTGTATCTAATACCCGCAGTAGCATTTCTCATGTTGTTGACCTCGATGGGAATTTTTGGATATCTCAGCAAGGCCCACTCAGATCAAAGTTTAGTATCAGGCGATGCTGTAGCCAAGGTAGCCATATACGATGAAAAAATCAAGATAGAACGAGAGAACATAGATGCAAACCGTAAGGCGCTTAAACAACTTGACGAGGCAGTGGACCAAGTTATGGGCCGCTCAACAGATGAAAAAGGTGCCGACAAAGCAGTTGCTATTCGTCGGGGTCAACAGAAAGAGCGTGGTCGACTACTTCAGGAAATTGCAGAGAGTCAAAAAAAGATTACCACACTTAACGAAGAGCGAGCGCCTCTTGCAGTTGAATTTAGAAAGGTCGAGGCGGAAGTGGGCCCGATCAAATATATTGCCGCCTTGGTCTATGGCGATAATCCGGACTCAAACATACTGGAACGAGCGGTAAGATTAGTAATTATTATGATTGTGCTGGTGTTTGATCCACTAGCACTCACACTTATTCTAGCCGCTAACAAGCAGTTTGAATGGGCTCGACAAGGTACAGGAGGCTTTATACACGATGATCCTGTGCCTAAGTATGAACCTGATGATGGACCACTAACAGAACAACAAGTAGAACAACTTAAAGAATCTGTAGAAACAATTACAACAGAACCACCTGATGACCCTATACCTTGTTACAAGTGTGGTACACCTCTAGTGGATGCTCCGGGTATTGGTCTATTCTGTCCTAACAGACAATGTGATGTGCTAGACAATGTCAATGGTGAGGAACCAATTCAATTTGTAGTTACTAACTCTAATCCTGCCGACAATGTTCCTATAGTTGCAGAACCTGATCTATCAGTGTATAATGATGAACGCTTGGTATCAAAATTTGACAAATTGCAAAGTCTGGAACGTCCGGGAGATTATCTTACACCACCTAGTGGAGAAACCGACATTGAAAAAGAAGCCAAGCGTCAGTGGAAAGCAGAACATCCAGGTGAAACCGTAAAGGAACAAAGAAGGCTTCATGAAACAGGTGCAATAGACACTTTGCCTTGGCAAGGCTATATCAATCTCCAGGCAGACAATGACGGCAGTATTTCCAGCACTGGTCGTTTGAGAGGATTTGGTATTCGATTTCCTGATGCACCTGTCAAGGGAGATTCATTCATTAGAGTGGATCAGATGCCCAGTGTCTTGTACAAATACAATGGACTCAAATGGATTGAGGTTGACAAAGGACTCAGTGATCAGTACGCTTATGACACAGCCTATATCGATCATCTTATTGAGAAACTGACCACAGGCGAGTACGATCCCGAATTACTGAATGATGCAGAAAGAGAACAAGTGGCACAACGCTTACAAAACAACCCCAAAGGTGCATGATGGCATCTGATTTACACAACACTTGCAGTTTTTGCGGCAAGCATAAAGACTCAGTTCGAAAACTCATAGTAGGTGAAAAAGTGGGTATTTGCAATGAGTGTGTGGATTTTTGTCAAGGACTCTTGATAGATGAAAATCCGCAAGCCAAACCCGAGACCGCCAAGGAACCCAGGAAACTTGATCCTATTGCGCTTCGACAATATTTAGATCAGTATGTGATTGGTCAAGAATCAGCCAAAATCATGCTGAGTGTGGCCATTGTGAATCATTACAAACGTATCAATAAGACCACCACTGAACCAGAAATGGAAAAAGCCAATGTACTCATGCTAGGTCCCACTGGTTCAGGCAAGACCTTGTTGGCCAAGAGTGTGGCACGGTATCTTGATGTGCCATTTGCCATTGCGGATGCCACCAGTATCACAGAAGCAGGCTATGTGGGCGACGACGTTGAAAGTTTGATCACTAGATTGTTCACAGCCGCTGATGGTGATATCAATCGAACACAGCGTGGGATTGTGTTTGTGGATGAAATTGACAAGATAGCCCGTAAAGGCGAGAGTGCCAGTATCACAAGAGACGTGTCTGGAGAAGGTGTTCAACAGGCCTTGCTAAAAATGGTAGAAGGCACAGTGTGTCGCATACCAGCAGGTGGTGGCCGCAAGCATCCGTCAGGAGACATGATCGAAATTGATACTCGAAACATATTGTTTATTGCTGGCGGTGCATTTGTTGGACTTGATTCGATTGTTAAAAATCGTGTGCAAGGCACCAGCATCGGATTTGGTGCCAGAGTCAAAAGCGATGCTGACACAGATCTTGCACTGACCACACCTGATGACTTGGTCAAGTACGGTATGATTCCAGAGTTTGTGGGACGTTTTCCCAACTGGGTGAGTTTGCAAGAACTCACCAAAGAGGATTTGGTGCATATTCTTACAGGTGTAAAAAACAACTTTGTTGAGCAATACCAGTGGTTGTTTGCTGAAGATGGAGTGGAATTGCAGTTTACTGACACAGCCTTGGACTCTATTGCTGAACGTACTTTAGAGAGCCGTACAGGTGCTCGCGGACTGCATAGCGAATTGGAACGTGTGTTGATGCCACACATGTACCACCTCAAACGATATTCCGGCATGGGGATAAAGTGCGTAGAAATTGGCCCCGGTCTGGTAAATATTCCTACAGCACTAGAGGGCACAAATTGAAACTACACGGAAGATCGGTACTGGTACAAGATGGCAATGTTGAACGTGCCTTGCGCAAATTCAAAAAGAAAATTTCAGAATCCAACCTCATAAACGATCTTCGCGATCGTGAATTTTACGAAAAGCCCACTACCATTCGCAAACGGAAAAAGTCTGCGGCCCGAAATCGCTGGCGCAAAAAATTGGCAGAGCAACAACTGCCTAAAAAACTGTACTGATGTTTATAGAATTCCAACTGCCCACTGGTTCTGCCGGTATGGCAGCCGGAATGATGTTGCAAACTATCAAACGTGAACTGACCCAATGGAGCGAGCGTTATGATATCCCTTACACTAGTAAAACAGTTAGGTACACACATCGTGTGTGTTTTGAAGAAGATAAACTGTATGAATTTTTTGTAATGAGTTGGAATCCCAAAGGAAGCGACATATTAAATCGATACGTGGTTGTATCTGACCGAAATAATAGACAATAAATGAGATTTCGTGTATAAATACACATGTAGTGCCGATGGTCGGGCTACAAAGTCATAACTTGCTTAATAGGAGAAAAAACATGACAAAAATCACATCTCTAGATCTCACCCCTTTCTACCGTAACACAATTGGCATGGACCGCCTGTTTGACAGGATTGTCAGTCAATTTGATCACGCCGCGCAGACCAACTATCCACCCTATGACATTGTCAAAACAGGTGACGACAGTTATGAAATTCGCGTGGCAGTGGCCGGCTTTGGCCAAGGTGAAGTTGACGTGACTTTCCACGAAGGTCAGTTGGTCATCACCGGCGAAAAGCACACGGAAGAAAATGTAAACTACCTACATCATGGCATAAGTGCTAGAAAGTTTACACGCAGTTTCCAACTTGCAGAGTATGTGGAAGTGAAATCAGCAATAGCCCAGGACGGCATTCTCACAGTGTGTCTAGAACGTATTGTGCCCGAAACAGCCAAGCCTAAAACCATTGCTATCACCTACACTTCCTGATATAATAGTGTAAATACAGTAGCGGGGCGGTCCCGCTACTGAATCAACAAGGACTCGACATGTCGCAAGCAGAAACAGTTGTAGCAACAAGAACAAAAAACTCCGTCAAAGAACCCAGTCTGTATCGGGTTATCTATCTTAACGACAACACAACCACAATGGAATTTGTTGTGGAGACCTTGATAGAATTCTTTGGATACACAGAAGAAACGGCCGCACAGATCACAGTGGACATACACGATGCAGGATCGGCCACTGTGGCAGTGTTGCCATTTGAGATTGCCGAACAAAAAGGTGGTGAAGTCACACTGAGTGCCAGGGCACAGAACTTTCCGCTTCAAGTCAGGATTGAACCTGACACAGTTTAATTACCAATCAATTTCAATGCGTTTGGGATAATATACATGTTTACGGTGTGGTGTATCACCGCGTCCACGGCAGTTGTTGACATAACGTATGCCATTTAACATACGATCAACTGTGCCATGATAGTGGCCAAAACACCAGGTATGTATTTTACGCTCAGTGTCGTTGGTGTGTACCATGTGCATGAGTCTGTTGCCCATGCAATTGAAATCATATTTGTGTGCTAGATCTATATCGTGCTTGATTAACTCTGCTTCTGGTACAGTATGAGTCACAATCACAATCTTTTTAACGTCTTGATGAGTCTGTAGTCTTTGTATACTACTCACTAAGTAAGCCGCATCTGTTCTGCTGGCATCCTGGATCATTTGTGTGTCAACTACAACTTCAGGATGCCTTGCTTCATAACGATTTTTCATCCATTGTTTAGAACCTTCAATATCCAGGTTTTCATCTAAGTCAAACCCCCACCAGCCATTGGTACCTAGAATGGCCACACCGTCGATTACCACAACATTGTCCTGCAAATAAGTCACACGCGGGATTCTACGAATCGCTTGATTCAATCGTGAATAACTAGTGCCTAGATCACCCAATTGAAAACGATGCTCATCGTTGCCATCTATGTAAAATACTGCGGCATAACACTCAGAAACATGTTTCAAAAACTTTTTTACACGGGCATGATCCCGAGCAATATCGCCAGCCACTACACACACAGGACTAGTGGCCTGCCCAGAAAAGTTTATTTCTTCATCCCAAGTTTCCAAGTGCAAGTCGGAAATTAAATCAAATGTCATTGTCATGATACATATTTAAAAGGAAATGCAATGAACATAATATTTGGAACAGAAATGGCTCAACAGGCGCAGGCTCGATACACAGTTCTTGAATTGGATACTTTCAATCTATTACCAACTAATGAAGTTGTGACTGCATATTGTCTGGTTGAGACTATTCCTATAGAAGAAATGCTGGCAGTTGAAAGTCTTAAAGATTTACACTCGAATCTTATGATAGAATATAGAAAACGCAACTGGCGTTACTGCGAAGATGCTATTGCACATCTAACAGGCAAATGGCACGGCGAACTCAACAGTTTTTATACTGAAATGTATAGGCGTATACAAACATTTAAACAGACGGATCTTCCTGAGGATTGGACGGGTCGCGTGGACAAGACTGTCGAAGTTGTCTAAGTAGTAGTGTTCTTTTTGTCCTATCTTGCAATTGATGCTTTAGATTGTTTTTTTTTGCAGTGGCTAATATTTTCAAATAATGTTTGCCTTGCGTTTTCTTGACTAAATTGTATGCACTAATTAAATTAGTTTTTAGTTCATCTTTAACCAAATCAAAAAACTCATCACTAAAAAAATGTTTTTTATTAAATTCAGCAATTTTTTTAATATTTTGAGAAAAAATGTAAAGTTCGTCACCTTGTAAATTTTGTATTTTGTTCATAGCCAGTATAATTTTTTCTAATCTTTTTACACTATCAATTTCTAAATCATAAGATTCGTCGATCCAAGGTGCAAATGTTTGAAATCCATAATTTCTAATGTATTCTAAAGAACCCGGACCGGCTGCCAGAATAAACGGATGACTGCATGCAATAGGCCTGAGAGTTTTTTCAGTTAAATGTATTCGTTGATCATCAAACACTGTTTCCAATACTACACTGATTGCAGAATTAATAAAATCATAATAGTTGTAATCCGCGCTTGCGGCACTTGCAAATGTATTGTTTGGTATTTGACTGATTAATTCGGGATTAGTTAATTCTAATTTTGGATTGCTAAATTGATACTGCAAAAAATTCATACCCTCACTATTAGTATGCATCACACTTGTTTGACTGACTGTGTCAAGGTTGTTTTGCACTAACATTTCTAAAAATTTCAAACGGTATTCTCTACCATGACTCCAGTCTCTACAGTAGATTAAAAATTTATTATTAGTTTTACCAATGGCACGCACAAGTCTCGAATCAATTTCAGCAAATCTATACCAATCTCTCGCAATCACTGCATGTGCCCAATAGTGAACGCAAAAAAAATCATTTTGTTTGTATTTTTCCAAATCTTCTGAATTTTTTTCTGAATGAACAAGTATAGCAGAATCAAATAAATTGGAATTATATAACGCATAAGATTTCAAATTAAAGTTTGAAAAATATTGCATTTTTATTTTTTTCAAATCAATTTCACACACCTCAGTCAATTCGGATTCCCAGTTTTTTCTATGATCTTGTGAACTGTTATAGGCATTCCAATTCAATGGTTCCTGATCGTGCATGATTACTCCTGGACTAGAACACATATCAAAATCGGAAGTTTTTCTCAGTTTACGGAAATTAAAAATTTCTTTGCTCCCGTGAGGGTAGAATATATATAGAGTTGCTGGCTCGGGTAACAAACCTTCTACCCAGTTATACAGATTATCTAAAGGAACATTCATATGAAAAAAATTGGATTTATTGGCATTGGCAAATTGGGTCTAGATTGTGCTGAAGTCATGGCAGAAAAGCATGAAGTAAGAGGCTACGATATTTACCCACGAACAAGTGGGTCAGTAAAAGTTTGTGACATTGACGAATTGGTCAACGAAAGTGAGTGGATCTTTATTGCCGTACCAACTCCACACGCAGAAGGTTATGATGGTTCTGTTCCATCGAGTCACATGGAGCCACGAGACTTTGGACATGATGCTGTGATCGATGCCATCAACAAAGTTAATGCTCATGCTCGATCACCCAAAAAAGTTGTGTTGATCTCCACAGTATTGCCAGGAACCACACGACGCAAGTTTTATCCACAGTTGGACAAGCAACACCAGTTCTTGTACAATCCTTATCTAATTGCCATGGGCTCGGTTAAGTGGGACATGGTCAACCCAGAAATGATCATGATCGGCACAGAAGATGGTACCTGGAATGGCGTTGCTGGCGAACTCAAAGACCTGTACGATACTGTGATGCAAAATAATCCACGCTATGAAATCGGTACCTGGGACGAGTGCGAATCAATCAAAATCTTCTATAACACATTTATTTCGGCCAAAGTTGGTCTGGTCAATATGGTCCAGGACTTTGCCTTGCGTATTGGTAACATCAATGTGGACGTTGTGACAGATGCATTAGCAAGAAGCACCATGCGTATCATGGGCCCAAAGTACATGACGGCCGGTATGGGTGATGCAGGTGCTTGCCATCCACGTGACAACATTGCATTGCGTTGGTTGGCCAAAGAGTATGACATTGGCTACGATTTGTTTGATACAGTGATGCATGCCAGAGAGATTCAAGCAAAAAATCTTGCACACTTCTTGGTAGATCAAGCCAAACAACATGGCATGAGTATTGTGATTCATGGCAAAGCCTACAAGCCTGATGTGCCTTACTGTATTGGATCATACAGTACACTAGTTGGCCACTACATCAAAGAAGCCGGCTTTAGCGTGCGCTATCTTGACCCACTAGCAGATGATTCCACAGAAGTCATCACTGAACTGGCAGGACCCACTGTGATACTGTGGGCACACAATCGCAAAATTACATATGAGTATACCGGTGATCAACCTGATACATTGCCCTACTGTGCTATTCCTCGAGGAAGTGTGATTGTTGATCCCTGGCGCAAACTGTCTATGATTGAAGGACTGATAGTGGTCCATTATGGCAACACCCGTAACAAATAACACCTGGGCTCAGGGGCATGTAGAGCCTTGGTGGGGTCTGCGTCATCAAGACTTGGCCTATTTTAACGAGCCTTTTAATGATCCTGTGAGTCTCAGTGAATGGCGCGGCCTGGGCTACACACAGAAAAAGTTCACTGGCGACATGTATGACATGCGTATGCCTGAGCCAGAATGGATGCGCCGGTTCTCAGAATTTTTTCCTTTTCGGAACTTGAGTTGGAGTGTGTATCGCATGACTCCGGGTTGTGTGTTGCCCACTCACAGTGATACCTATACTAAATTCAAAGAAATATATGCAGTACCAGACACTGCCACTGTGGTACGTGTTATTGTGTACTTGGAAAACTGGGCCAGTGGACACTATAGTGAAATGAATGGCAGACCCGTTACCGGATGGCATGCTGGGGATTGGGTATCATGGCATGATGACTTTCCGCACCTGGCGGCCAACATGGGCCGAACTGATCGCTATACACTACAACTAACAGGAACCATATGATATCAACATGGAATGAATGGAGTCCATTAAAACGTATAGTGGTAGGATCAGCAACAGATGCTAACTGGCCAGTTAACGACACTGTGTTCTCTAGAGAATCAGAAAAAACAACCTGGCGAGAATCGTCTGTTCCACGTGGTCCTGTTCCCCAGCGGATAATTGAAGAAACCAATGAAGACTTAGATAGTCTTGTGACAACCCTGATGAGCCTAGGCGTAGAAGTAGTACGTCCAGATCCACTCAACTTCCAAGTTCATGATGGTCTTTACAATTATTGCCCACGCGACAGGCTT